AACGATGCGCATCGCTACCGCGCTCATTGACTCCGCCGGCCACGCCACGGAACGGGTGTACGCATTCACGCGTAAAAACGAGTTGCGCCGCTGGCACGCCATTGTGGGCCGCGCCGGCATCGGCAAGCCCTTGATTAGCTCCGGAAACCGCATCGGCCCATACAAAACGCTGGTCTACACCGTGGGCACCGACACCGCCAAGGAAGATGTATTTACATCGTTGCGCGTTCACAATCCGGGTTCGCAATATACCCATTTCAGTGAGGCGCTCGATGGTGAGTATTTCCGTCAACTCACGGCGGAAAAGTTCGTCATCACCAAGAAAGACTTTCAGACCGTTGGCAATTGGGTGAAGACAGGCGAACGCAACGAGGCGCTCGATTGCGCCGTCTACGCGCGCGCCGCCGTCAGTGTGCGCCGGCCCAACTTCCGCAAGATCGCCCGTAGTCTCTTCCGCACGGCGGAAAAGCTCCGCCTTGAGCGCGAGGCCGCTGGTATGCCAACGCCCGCGCCCGCCGAGGAGTACATCGGCTCCGTTCAGGAATCAGCCGCAAGCGAAACGCCGTCCGATTGGGCACAGAAGACAGCCGATACGGCCGTGAAACTGGCAGATGTGCTCACCCAGGCAGCCAAGCCCACCCCCGTACGCCGCCGGCCTTCCGCCGCATCTCGGCTCCGTAATTTTGGCCGGACCCTCTAAAAATAAATTTGCAACTGTGACTGCCGTCACTTGATTTCTCATTTAGTGTATCGTACGATACAAACAGAAAGTGAGGACGGCATGTACTTCGGACAGATGAAAAACGGACAGTATTTCCAAAGCGCCAGCGGGTTTGGACTCTACCAGCGCGTGGACGGCTTCACACAACTCGACGTGTTGACTGGAACCACATCGCGGAGTTGGGATTGCTGGTACCCAACCGTTACTCCGGAGGAAGCCAGGAAGATCATGAATCAGAATCGCCAGGAGGTGGCGGCATGAAAGACAAGATCACAGAGCAGCAATACCTCGATTTTCAAGCCGCGTTCGATTTCTTCAACGCTCAACTCTTTGCGGACTCGCTGCCTCAAGTGCTTGTCACTCTCCAGCGTCACGCCAAGGCGCGCGGATACTTCGCCCCGGAACGCTTCCACGGGCGCGGGAACAAAATCACCATCCATGAGATTGCGCTCAACCCCGATTGCTTCTGTGATGAGACAGACGAGCGCATTCTTTCGACGCTTGCTCACGAGATGGCTCACCTGTGGCAGCAAGCCCACGGCCGCGCGCCGCGCCGCTGCTATCACGACCGCGAGTGGGCGGGGAAGATGAAAGCCATTGGATTGCAGCCCACCACAACCGGCGGTGCCGATGGCAAAGAGACAGGGCAGCACGTCACGCATTTTGTCATCAAGGGCGGCCGCTACGCCGTTGCCTATGCCAAGCTGGCCAAACAGGGCCTCAAGCTCCGCTGGGAGTCACCTGCGCCCATGGCCGCCGAGGCCAAGGCCAAGAACGAAAGCAAGACAAAGTTTACCTGCCCATCGTGCGAACAGAACGCCTGGGCCAAGCCGGATGCAGTGTTGATCTGCGGCAACTGTTTCGAGGACGATCCCAGCGACCCGCAAACCATGCTGGCCAACGTAGCGTGAAAGTGAGGAAATACGATGTGGACGAATGAAGTACCAACCAAGCCGGGTTACTATTGGTGGCGCTACGGCAGCGTTTCAGGAAACCCGCGCATCGTGAAAATCCATCACGGCGCGGAGGGACTATGGATGACTTACTTCGGGACGGACATACGTGAGCGGCCTGGAAGTGCTCCGGGAGTATTTTGGACCGACCCTATTTTGTGCCCTGATGGCTCCGCGCCGTTTATAGGTTAGTAATTCAAGTCAGGGCCGCGCAAAGCGGCCCTTATTCACTCTAAATCGCCTTAAATTAGCGTTGTTTTCTTCTTACTGCCCATAGTCAAGTTATGGGCAACTTACTCAATCCAGCTACGCCAATCAACCAATTCTATGATTCTGATGTTCCGCTGGAGCCCACCGACCTCCGCGCCGGAGATTCATGGAATTGGGGGCGCGTATTCCCCGATTTCCCCAGCGGACTCTATCAGCTCAAGTACATCTTCAACAGCGCCTCGAACCGTTTCTTGCTCGATGGCACGCTGGCCACCAATCCGCCCATCACGGCCGATAGCGACGGCCAATCGTTCGACATTCAAGCGCCAGCAACGCTTACCAACGGGTGTCCAGCCGATACCTATCAGCTTGTGGCGATCCTGATTGGCATTACGGGCACCACGGCCGCCGGTGAGCAAGTCACCTTGCCGTTGCAAGACGTGTGCGTGTCTCCGAACCTGGCCTCCGCCACCGGCCCTGTGGATACGCGCAGTGATGTTAAGAAAAATCTCGATGCCGTGAATGCGTGTCTCCTGGGCAATACCGACCCCAGTGTTTCTGAGTACATGATTAACGGCCGCCAGCTCCGCCGTTTTCCCCGCGCCGACCTCATCAAAGAGCGTTCGTTCTGGCGCGCTCAATACAAAGCCGAACTCCGCGCCAAGGGTGAGTATGCCCCGCGCCGCGTGATTGGTTTCCGCTTCACCACGAGTCTGTAAGGGAGACGCATGAACAGTTACCCGATGTACGGCAGCCCGCTCGATTACGAGGCAGACAAACGCGCCTCAGAGGCAGCGGAGCCGGAGCCAAAAGAATCGCCACGTGAGCGGATGGAAACCCGGTGCGGCGTGGATCGGGCGGAAGTATTTCGCCGCCGGCGTGATGTCTTCAAACCGCAGGGTAGGAGGTAACATGCCGAGTCCTATAGTCCCTAGTCCCTCGCTGGTTTCCCGTTTTCGCGGCGCTCTCGATGTGTTCATGGGCAAGCGTTCGCTCACCTCCGATTCAACCCTGGCTCAACTTGGCGGCTCCAATGGATACTCCGGCTTTCAGGCCGCAAAGCAGAACCGGATGAGTATCGATTGGCCTTCCGCCTCGCGCTCCGCCGATCAAGACTTGCTGGTCGATCTGCGCAAGCTCCGGGCCCGCGCCCGCGATCAGGCCATTAACTCGCCCATCGCTTCCCGGTTCCTGGGTATGGTGCGCGCCAATGTTGCCGGCCGCCACGGCGTCAAGCTGGCGTTCAAGGTTGCCCAGGTACGTAAGAGCAAACAGAGCAACGGCCTTGATGAAAAGGCCAATGAGGAGTTGCGCCGCGCATGGCGTGAATGGGGCAAGAAAGGTTCCTGCACCGTCTGTGGCCGCTACTCATGGCGCGAGGTGCAACGGCTCATCACAGAGAACACAGGGCGCGACGGAGAGCAGATTATCCGCAAAGTCTACGTGCCCAAAACCGTCAACCCGTTCGGATTCCAGATACAGCTCATTGACGCCGATCAGCTTGACGACAATTACAACCTCATGGGCCGCGCCGATGGAACACAGATACGGATGGGCGTCGAGGTGGATGCCAATCAAAAGGCGCTAGCCTATCACATCTTTCAGGGCAATCCGTATGAGGCGTCGTTTGGCTCGTCTAACCGCGTGCGCGTGCCCGCCGATCAAATCATTCACTGGATCGTGGCCCACCGCACCGGACAGACGCGCGGTTATCCGTGGATGGCCTCCGGCATGGGCCAGTTGCGGATGCTTGACGGATACTTCCAGGCGGAGCTGGCCGCCGCGCGCATCGGCGCTTCCATGGTGATGTCCATCGAGACAGCAAAGGACGCCGATCCCGACGCCGATGAAATTGAAGGCGACGGCATCAACGCCGATGGCTCCAAGGCAATCGACATCGGCATTGGCAGCGCCATCGACCTCACGGGGACCGGGGCCACGCTCAACAATCACACGCCCACGCATCCCACCAACGCCTTTGACCCGTTCACAAAGCAATCGGGACGGCTGATCGCATCCGGTTTTAACGTTCCCTATCACTCGCTATTCAACGATCTAAGCGGCGTCAATTACAGCTCCGCGCGCATCGGCGAGATGGAGGTACGTGAGTTTTGGATGGAGATGCAGACCTCGTTTATCGACAACGTGACAGAGCCAATCTACGATGCGTGGCTCGGCGCTGCTCTTCTCAATCAAGCTGTTGCGTTGCCCTTTTCGGATCGCAAGCGGTTCTGTGGTGAGTTCATCAAGTGGGAGCCGCGCCGCTGGCCGTGGATCGATCCATTGAAGGATGTACAGGCCAACACCTTGCTCGTGCAAAACGGTTTCGAGACGCACGAAAGCATCCTCAACAGCGTGGGCCGTGACTTGGAAGAAACCTACACGTCACTGGCGCGTGAGCAGGAACTTGCAGATGACCTGGGCATTGCGCTTGGCACTGATATTCGCGGCCAGGGCACAAGCGAAATTAACAACGAAGATGAGACGCCGGAAGATGCCACCGGCGCAGAGCCGAAAGACAACGAAGAAAAGCCCGAGTCTCAGGCCACAACTAAACCCGGCAAGCCGAAGGCCGGAACAAGGCCCGCGCCGGCCAAGCCAAAAGTGAAACCCGGCCGTAGCCTCACGCGCGGAATGCACCCGGCCAACGCGGCGCTGTGGGACTTGACGAAAGAGGACGAACAATGAAGACGCTTATTCGCATCACCCTCATCACCCTTGCAATGCTTTGCGGAATCGCATTACTCCCCGCGCAGACTGTGGTGGTCACTGCGCAATCTTTCGGCGGCACTGTTCCGTTCACCGGCGTCATTTCCTGGCAACCTGCGTTGGCCAATGGGACGCCTGCGAGTGTGCAGATGGCTGGCGGAGGACAGACAACGACTCCGCCGGTCACCGCATATGTGTCGGGCGGCGTTTTCACGCTCACTTTGCCCGCCACCGATCTAACCAACCCTAAGAATCTCTGTTTTCGCGTGACTGCGCTGCTTAAAGGAGTGAATGTGCTCGGGCCTGGATATACCTGTGTCCAGCCGCATTACACGGCTCAAAACTCCGGGGATTGGTGCCAGGCAGGCATCTGCAACTTCGACAGCTTCATTCCCAACCTGCCCGCACTGGGAGCGATAGAGACCGGGCCACAAGGTCCGCAAGGCATCCAGGGCCCAACGGGCGCAACGGGCACAGCGGCAACCGTGGATGTAGGCACTACAACCACAAGCGCTCCCGGTACTAATGCCGCTGTGGCCAATGTCGGCACATCCGGCGCGGCGGTCTTCAATTTCACCATCCCACAAGGCGCAACCGGAGCCACAGGCCCACCGGCTACGTTTACCGGCGCGTGGAGCAACTCTACGACTTACGCAGTAGGCCAAGCGGTGAGCTACCAAGGATCGAGCTATGTCGCTTTCATCGCGAACATAGCGGTGACTCCTATAGCCGGTGCCACATGGGGGTTGCTCGCACAGTCCGGTACGGCGACAACCGTACCACTTTGGCTACAGTATCTCGGCACCGGATCAGAGGGCGCTTATAGCTGCACCGGATCGTGTACTAATTCCGGGCTGCATTTCTATTCCAGCTTTAACGTATCGGGCACCCTCACTATTGCCTCTAATGGGGGCCTCCAAGCGTATGTGGTTGGCG